CCGAAATTAACCTAAAACATGAGGGGGGATCCTTATCAGATCCCTCAGAGAACGGTGCAGCTACTATAGCGAGCTGCACGTCTGGTGGGCCACCCAGCCCACACAACTTGGCTGGTGCGCAATCTCAATTGCACACCTTGCAACAGTCAAGTATTCCACGCAGTGGAGTATCTCGAGTTGCTCCACTGCCAGCTAGTCGTCTTCGTAATGACGGTCGAGTGAAGTACAAATCAGGAATAAACATCCCGGTTTCGCTTCCCCTTCGGCCCGACGCTTGTAAGACATCACATGACTTTGCTGACAAAGCTCGTTCTCAATTTTTTGTTGACGGGGGGTCCTTTGACCCCTCCCTAGAAAAGACAATTAATTGCATATCCCAGGAAGTGTTGCAACTTCGTCAAAAGTCCGGCGGCACCGTGCCGCCGGTAATCAGGAGCATTTTTGAATCCTTGGTTTTAGTCTTTCTTACCTTTGAGAAGGTTAGAAATGGAGACCATTACCGTAGAATTCGAAATGCATTCTCTGTCCTTCTGAGCAATATGCTCTCCGTCCATCGCGACGGATTGAGCTATGTTCAGCAGATGTTGGCTTATGAGCACGGACTCTTCTTCTGTAAGGTGTCCGGTGACTCTGGTTTTCCAACAAGGCCAGTGATCCCTGATTGTCAGATAGTTTGTTTGTATACAGGTTATTTGAAACATCGTTTGAATTTCATCGCCATGAAAAGTTCCCGGATTATAAAACCCGAGTATCTCTGCTTTGCCTACTCCCTTTTAAAGGGCGCGAAGCAAAGTTGGAGCCTTCCAAGCGAACAGAAAGTATATCAATCCTTATGCAATTTTCGGGAATTGTGGGGTGCGAAAGCACATCCTATTAGCCCGTTTTTGTCATATAGTTTTGCCAAAATCATCAGGAACACCCTCGATGATATTGAACTCTCTGATTTTAACGATTTCAGTCCTAACGATCATGCGACTTTGAGCCATACCGCCCGTAAAGGTGGGGCTCTTGCCAACGTAAATCGTCTACAAACAATATTGAACCTTGAAAAGCCCAAGAAAGTTTCACATAAGAAAACGAAGGTTTCCGACCACGTCCTTGAACATAGACGTCTAGCGGAAACTGGTGATTCGTGGCAGAGTGATTCGCCCTTCAGGACTGTCCCCACATTTGAGATCGTTAAACTTACCCCGTGTAGGGAAAGGATCATTTGTGTGGAAAGACATGAGTCATTTAGTGAGTCGTATATATCAAGTTTCCGTGAAATTGATGATTTTCGTGGAGCCAATAGGCCCCATGAAGGTGTTTCAATCAACGTTAAATTGATGATACTTCCGAATTTGACTTCCGAAGTTGAAGTGTGGCGTAGTACCGAATACGAAAGATTCCGAGGTCTTTACCTCCGTGAATCCGTTTACGATATTAAAGTCACTGCCATTCTTGAGGCTGATAAAGTGAGGGTTATAGGAATAAATTCCGAATCTCACTCAGCTCTTCGACCCGTTAAAAGTGCTTTGATCCATCTTTGGAAAAGGCAACCGCAATCAACTATGATGATTGTTGGTGATTTGACACCTAGGGTACAAGAGTATTATGATGGATTGAACCGAACGATGGAGAGATATAAGCCTTGGGATGAATTTATCATACCCAAGATATCTATTATATCCGGTGACTATACTTCCGCAACTGATACTGTCTCTCGAAAATTTTTCGACATTTTTTGTCTGATTTATTCGAGAATGCAGTTACCAGGAGCTGATTTAGTCAAAAAAGCCCCGAATTTTGGTACAGCGCACTTTAGTCCATGGAATAAATCCCATGGGCCGAGAGCTATGTCCAAGATATACGGAGGAGAACCGGAAGCTTATAAAATCCAACCACAAACTTTCTCCAATGGTCAACCAATGGGTCATTTGCTCAGCTTTTTCGCACTTTGTTGTACGAATAAGGCTGTGGCGAAAACCACTGTTGACTTATGGGTAGTTAAGTGTAAGTCGGTTTGTCGCGAGAGCTTGTTGGGGAATGGGTTCAAAAAGAGGTTACATCGATTCATCGAGAAAACAGGCAAGTACATATACAGTAACTGCTTGATTAACGGTGATGACATACTTCTGATGTTCCCTGAACCTAACCAATTTCTGGCAGACTTTTTTCCTTGTTTCACCGAAATGGTCTCTGACGCTGGTTTCAAACTTTCAGTCGGGAAGAATTATGTCAATAGAAATATTGCTATGATAAATTCTCAGCTGATGTTGAATACCGATGGTGTCTTTACCAGAGTAGGGTATTTGAATCAAAGAATTATTAAAGGTCTCCCAAATTTTGAGAAGAACTTACTTAGTCCTTTAGCTTTAGCGACGTCCATCAATGAGATGATGGAGTTCCTACCCAATAGATGCGTTTCACTCATACCCATGATCATGAATCGTCCTTCAACATATTTCAAAGGTTGTTATTACCTCGGTTCCGAGTTTAAACCCAACTGGTTTCTTCCTGTCCACTTAGGTGGATTAGGAATCAGTATGAAGTTTTCACGCGGTCCTTTAGAGGTTACCTTGGCTCAGCGGAAGGTTGCTGCTTTATTCATGCAAACGGACTTAGGTTTGTT